ACCTGGTTCCCGCCTGAGGTGTTGACCCACTGGTCCCCGTTCGTGCCGCCGGTCAGCGTGCCGGTGCTCATCACCCCGCTGGCGTCGGGGGTGTAGTGCACGGTCACGTTGCCGCCGGACGGCGGGTCGACCGAGGTCACCGTGAACGGGCCGCCCAGCCCGCCGGAGTTGGTGAAGGTATCGCCGACCGCTATCGGGAACGCCTGGTCCTGGGTGCAGATGAAGTAGGTGACGTCGGCGGGCGTACCGGAGACGGCGAAGGTCCACTTGTACGGGGTGGCGGCGGCGATGAACTGGGTGATGCCGCCGACCGACCGGGCGGACAGCGTGTTGGACAGGGTGCCCGCCGGGATCCCGCCCGGCCCGATCTGCGCCCCGGAGATCGTGCTGTTGGTGCCCGCGCTGGACCCGGCCGCGACCGCCCCGGAGGTCGTCTGGGTGACCGAGAACACGCCGGGGCTGAAGGTGGTCTCGAACGGCGCCTCGGGGATCGTGTTGAAATCGATCGTCCAGCCCTCGGCCGGCTCCCCGCCCATCGTCTCGGTGTAGCCCCAGACCACCTGCTTGGCCGTGCCGCCGCCCAGGAACGCGGGCATGTTCGTGATCTGGAAGTAGTCGCCGATCCGCAGCCCCGGGATGGTGGCGAACTGGGGCGCGGCGGCGGTCCGGAGGAAGTTGACGCTGACCACCGGGTAGCGGAGGTCATCGACCGTGCCCTGGAACATCAGCTGCTGGGCGATCGCGTTGACCTGGGCGTGCGTGCTCGCGTTGATGCTCTTGGAGCTGGCGTACCCGGATCCCACCCCGTTCGGCGGGGCCAGCACGGATAGCGCGCCGGAGGTGAGCTGGGCGAGCGCCGCGTAGCCGTCCCAGTTGGTCACGGTCCACTGGTTCTTCACCAGCTGGTCGTCGTACGTCGGGGCGAGCGGGGCGCCGAGCACGCCGGAGGTGAAGGACATCGCCAGGGCGCTGGTCTGGTTCTGGAGCGAGCCGAGCGTCCGGTAGCCGAGGCCGAACTGGTCCCGGGTCTCGTACAGCAGGCCGCCGTCCGTGTCCTCGATCGACTGGAACAGGGCGGCGATCGTGCCGTCGACCTGCGGGCCCATCGCCGCGCTGGCCGACCCGATGACGGTGGAGGCGATGTTCGACTCGGTGCAGATCCGCTGGAACCGGGTGACCGCCGCCTCCCCGGCCCACCCGCCCGCCGCGCCCGCCGTGCTGGCCAGCGTGGGCACCGCGTAGTACACGGCGATCTGGCCGAGCGCGGTGTCGTTCAGCCGGCCTTGGCCGTTGACCTGGATCTGGGTGACCGCCGTGATGGTGGTCGTGGTCCGGGTGCCGGTTACCTGGTCCAGCGCCGAGCCCGCGCCCGGCTTGATGATCCGCATCGCCCAGTTGATGCTGCTGCCGGACGGGGTGATCTCCACCGAGACGACCACCGGCGTGCCGTTCACCTTGGTGGTGATCGTGCCGGAGAACGCAGCCGCGCCGCCGGCGGTAGAGGTGTAGCCGTGGATCTGGAGCTGGTTGGCGACCAGGCTGACGTCGATCCGCTTGATGGTGGCCGCCGTCGCGATGATCTTCATCACCTCGGCGCCGCCGGCGAACGTGGTGGCGGACGAGTCCCCGGCGGCCGGCACGGACAGCAGGAACTGGGTCACGTTGTTCGTCGGGGTGGGCCCGGCGGAGACGTTGCCGGCCAGCCGGGCGGTGTTCAGCTGCGGGATCGCGTTGGACCCGCCGAACGAGGTGTTGTCGGCCGCGTAGCTCGGCGTGCCGGTGGCGGCCATGGCCGTCCCGGTGCCCTCGGACAGCGTGAACCCGGCGGTGTTGGTCCCGTCTTCCATCGCCCAGTAGGCGGCCGGGACCAGCGTGCCGGTCTGGAGCTTCACGTACCGGGCCATCGCGCTGCCGGTATTCACCTGGGCGGCCGAGATGCGCCGCCAGATCCCGGACGCGGTGACCTGGACGTAGGTGTCGCGCTGGCTGATGTCGGAGCCGGGCGGCCAGGCCGCGATCTCGCCGAAGAACCGGAACTGGTTGTAGGCCACGCCGGTCTTGCTGGTCGCGTTGACCGAGATCCGGATCTGGCAGTTGCGGACGATGTTGGGGTAGTAGGCGCCCGAGGTGTTCTTCGGCGTGAACCGGCCGTCGTTCTTCAGGGTCAGGGTGAGCTGGCTGGCCGTGATCGTCCCGGACTCATCGGCCCGGCCTATGTTGGTGATCTTCACCTGGTCGCGGAGCATCACGTACAGGGTGATATCGGTCCAAACCGAACTGAGGTTGATCTCGGCCTTGAAGCCCAGCGGGTTAGGCGGGCTGCCGGGGAAGGTGGCCATCAGCCGCCCGCTGCCCTGACCGCCTGGCTAAGCCTCCCGATCCGGGCCATCTTGTTCGCCGTCCGGACGTACCAGTCCTCCAGCTCGGACTGTGACCCGACCGGCCCGTGGACGGTCAGGTGCAGGTGCACGTCACCGCCGCCGTGCCCGGCCGGGACCAGGTGCTCGGGGCGGCCGGTGCCGTTCCAGGTGAGGTTCGGGCCGGGCCGCAGGATCCCGCCCCGGTCAAAAGTGAGGACGCCGCCGGGCACCGACATGACGGGGCCGATGTTCGTCGGCTGCCAGACCGGGTTATAGGGCTCGGTGCCGGGCTGGCCCGTCTTGTTCATCGCGGTCAGCGCGGAGACGAGCCCCTTCACCCAGCCCGGGTGCCCGCCGGGGGTGTGCGACAGCACGCCTGCTTTGCTCGCGGTCAGCTCGGACCAGGTGACGTTCGCCAGGGACGCCAGCAGCGCCGGGGTGACGCCGGTCGTCTGCCCGGCGATCGCGGTGTAGGCCTTCATCTCGTCCGCCTGCCGCCTGGCCAGCAGCTTCAGGGCGGTTGTGGCGGAAGCTGTGCGGTACTTCGCCGGGCCTTGCGCGAACGCGGCGGCCAGCCCGGCGTAATCGGCGGCCTCGTCCGACTGCAAGCCCTTCAGCTGGGCTAGCCAGGGCGCGAACTGGAGCTTGGGCGCTGCTGTCCCGCTGCCCGTCCCGCCGCCGGTCCCGCTGCCGGTCCCGCCGCCCGCGCCGGTCACCGTCTGCCCGGCCAGCCTGCCCAGCGTGCCCAGCCAGGATTGCAGGCCGTGCGTGTAGCCCGGGTGGCTGTGCGACAGGTCCACGTCCCGGCTGGTCGTGGCGACGTCCCTGACCAGGGTGGCGAAATGGGACAGGTTCGCCTTGCTGGCCCCGCCGCCGAGGATCCGGTCGTAGGCGGCTTCCTCGGCTGACTGCCGCCCGGCCAGGGTGCCCAGCTCGGAGATGATCCCGGCCCGGTGCCCGGCGGTCCAGCTCCCCTTGGCCGCGTGGGCCAGGTCAGCCAGGTAAGCCTTCCGCAGCCCGGCGTAATCGCCGTACTCGCTCGCTTGCGCAGACCTGAGCTTCGGCAGCCACGCGGACTGGGAAACGCCGCCGCCCGTGGCAAGCCCGGTTACCAGGTGGGTGCCGGCCGTGCCGCCCGTGGCCATGCCCGGGACCAGGCCGCCGGCCGCCAGCAAGTACGGCCGGTAGAGGCCGTTGACGTAGGTTGTCCACGGGGTGAAGCCCCCGGCCCCCCGGTACTTGGCCACCGCCGCGACCGCGTTGTTAGCCGGGTTGAGCAGGGCGCCGTTAATGCCGGCCTGCGGTTCGGAGTTACCGGGGGTTATCTGCCACAGCCCCCACCCGGTGGTCGCGTACGGCTGCCCCTGCTGCACGGCGGACGGCCGGCGCCCGGACTCCGGCACGGTGATCGCCTGCGCGATGTTCGCGGTCTGGCCGCCGGGCCCGCCCGCGCGCGTCCAGTAACCCTCGATCGCGACAGCGGACAGCGTGCCCGCCCCGCCGGGACCGGGAAGGCCAGCCGAGCCGGCCGAGGAGATGGACGCCTCGACTGCCTTCAGCACTTCTGCCTTGGCCGCCGCCATCGCCTTAGCGACCCCGGTGGTGACCGCCTTGCCGGCCAGCGTCCCGGAGATCGACCCGGCCTGGTCGCCGGCCCCGGCCAGGGTGCTCTGGAGCCCGGCGAGGCCTCCGGCCGCGAATCCGGGCAGTGACCCGCGCAGGTGGTCGACCGCGCCGGATTTCACCATCTTCGCGGGCACGACCAGCTCGCCCTTGGACAGCATGGCGGGCACGTCGTCGGCGGTCGGGCCCGATCCGAGATTGACCAGGCCGCCGCCGGCCGCGTGGAACCGGATGTTGCCCTGGCCGAGCGCCCAGCCGGACCCGGTGATCGAGATGGTCCCGGATCCCTGGGCCTCGGCGATGACGGTCACCGTCTTGCCGTGCATGGCGTTGATGGCCAGCTGCATGTTGTCGACCAGCCCGGTGGCGGTCTTCGCGTCCACCCCGGTGGCCCGGATGTCGGCGATCAGCCTGGCCCTGGCGCTCTCTGCGGCGGAGCTGTTCGATCCCTGCCTCTGGATCGCGGTGGAGAGCGCGTCCAGGTCGGTCTTGCCGGTCTTGGAATTGGCGGTGGTGCTCGCGATGTCGGCGATCAGCTTCTGCCGGGCGGCCCTGGCCGCATCCGAGTCGATGCCGTTCTTCCTGACCGCGCTGGTGTAGTTGCTGACGTCGGAGTTAGCGGTCTTGGAATTGACCCCGGCGGCTATCAGGTCCTTGACCAGCTGGTCCCGGTAGGGCTTGGCCGCAGCGGAGGCCGCCCCGTTGATGCGGATCTCGTCGGTGTAGGTGAGCAGCCCGGTCGTCGCGGTCTTGGCCGCGTTGCCCTGCTTGGTGAAGCCGGCGTTGATCGTCGCGGTGGCGGCCTGGACGGCGGTGCTGCTGCCCTTCATGGCCGCGTTGAACAGGGCGGCGGCCTGCGGCATCGAGATGCCCAGCACCTTGGCCAGGGTGGCCTCGATCGTCTTGGCGCTGTCCCCGATGGCGGTGCCGGACTTGACGATGGCGCCCGCCAGGTTCTTCTGCGCGGTCACGGCCGCGTCAGAGTTCCTGCCGGACTGCGCGATGGCCAGGCCGTAGGCGGCGGCTGCCTTCCCCACTCCGTTGTAGCTCAGGATCGCGGAGTTGATGTCGCCGATCAGCTGGTTGGCGATGAAGGTGCCCTGGTTCTGCATCGCCCCGGTGAGCAGGGCTTCCTGGGTGGTGGCCTGGTCGGTGATGTCCTTCAGCTTCTGGGTGGCACCGTGGGTGTTGCCCAGCCACTTGGTCAGGGCCTGCATCGAGATCGGCCCCTGGTACCCGGCTTCCTGGGCCAGCGCGACCAGCTGGGCGGTGGCCTCCTGGCTGCCGTTGGCGTACTTGGTCAGCGGGGCGATGGAGTCCTTGACCCCCTGGGTGAACAGGTTCCCGGCGATCCCGGCGGTGCGCCAGCTCGCGTACAGCTTGTCGGTGTTGACAACCTGGTCGCCGAAGGCCTGGTTGAGCGCGATGCCGGCCGGGGTGAGCGAGTCGATGGCCGCGTTGGTGTCCTTGTAGGAGACCTTCAGCTTGCCCAGGGTGAAGTTCAGCTTCCCGGAGTGGTCTGCCAGGGTGGCGAACCCCTGCGCCACCGTGTCGAAGCTGCCCTGGGTGCCGGTGACGTCGGAGATGAACGAGGCCCAGCCCTGGTTGAGCTTCTGGATGGCCTGGTACTGGTCGGTGACCGTCCGGCCGAGGACGTCCAGGTCGTTGCCGAGCGTCCCGGCCTGGGTGCCCATCGCCTGGTACGCCTTGGTGGTGGAGTTGACCTGGATGAGTGCCTGCGCCCAGTGCTGGCTGTTCTTATCGGTGATCTGGGCGGTGGTGATCCCGGCCGCGTTCAGCGCGCCGAGCGCGGCGGTGTTGCCGCCGAATTCCTTGGACAGGGCGGCAAACCGGCCGGTGACCAGCTGCTGCTGCGCATCGAGCTGCTGCTGGCCGCTGGTCAGCTCGTCGGTGGCCTTCCGGGCGTTGTACATGGCAGCGGTCTCATCGCCCCAGGACCGGGAGGCGATGCCGGTGTGCTTGCCCTGTTCCGCGATGACGGTGTTGAGCTGCTTGTTGGCGCCGGCCAGCTGGACCGCCGTGGATGCCTGGGCCTGCTGGATGGTGGTGACGACACTGGCCAGCGACGCGTTCTGGATCGTCTTCTGCATGGTGTCGTTGAACTGCTGCGCGGCGTCCTTGCTCCGCCCGATCGTGACGGCCAGCGCCCCGAGCGCGATGGCGGCGGCGGCCACCCAGACGAACGGGTTCACGGCGGCCAGCAGCTCCTGGGCGGCGACCAGGAGGCCTTCCTCCGCGATCAGGGCGGCCACGGCCGTGATGAAGTCGTAGATGAGGAGGCCGCCTGACTTGATGACGGCGACGAACCCCTTGATCGCGTTCACGCCGGCCAGCACCGACCCGGAGGCGAAGGTGACGAACTGCTTGGCCAGGTTGGCTATCCCGCCGATGAAGGCCAGGGTCACGGTGACCGCGAGGCCGGTGTAGAGGATGTAGCCGTGCAGCAGCAGGGTCCACTTGATGACCGGCTCGGCCGCCGCCGACGCCGCTTCCAGCACCTTGGTGAAATCATCGCCGATGGTGAGAAGCCCGGTGGCGAACCCGGGGATGACCTTGAAGAAGTTGCCGAAGATCCCGGCCACGTTGCCGATGGAATCGCCCAGCTTGGCTACGTCGGTGACCGCGTGGCCCATGAACGTGTTGAACCCGCCGCCCTGGGTGACCGCGTAGGTGATCCGGGCGGCGAGCCGGTCCACGACCGTGCCGGTGGCCTGGGCGATGGTGGCGAACTGGCCGGTCTTGGAGTGGATGATGGTCAGCGCGTCGCCGAACAGCTGGTACACCTGCGGCTGCACCGCTTTGTGCAGGGCCTCGAACCCGGTGGACAGCTGCGGGATCGACCGGCCGGTGGCGTCCAGCTCGGTGTGCAGGGCCTGCATCCGGATCTGGACCTGCTTGGCCGCGTCGGAGGCGGCGAACGCGAACGCGCCCACGGCCAGGGTGGCCGGGATCCAGACCGCGCCGATCTCGATGATCGCGTCCGCGAGGACGTGCCAGACCGCGACCGAGGACGCGACGACCGGCAGGATCCGGTTGAAGGCTCCGCCGAACAGCACGACGGAGCGGGTGAGGAACCCCCACCCGGTCCCGGTCCCGACCAGGGCCTTGCCGAGCACGCCCAGCGCGGCGTCGCCCGCAGCCGCTGCCGGGGCCAGCTTCGCCATCGCCGCCTCGATGCCGGTCAGCCCCGCGTCGACGGCGAGCAGCTTGGCCGTGTCGACGTTGGCGCCCAGCCTGATGTCCTTTGCCTCGGACGTGAGGGCGGCGACCTTGGCTTCCGACTCGGCGATGGCGGCCAGCAGGGCCTTGTTGTCGGCCGACAGCTTCAGCTTCAGGGCCTTGTCGCCGAGGACCCGGAGTTCGGCGTCGATAGCTCTCAGCCGGGCCTCGGCCGCCTTGATGTCGACGTCGGCTTTCAGCTTGCCCTTGTCCAGGTCTTCCTGGAGGTGGAAGGCTTCCTTCCTCAGGGCGGCGATCTTGGACAGGGCCGCCTTGGCGTCCGCGTCCAGCTTGAGATCGGACGCCTGCTGCTGGAGCTTCCGCAGGTTCGCCTGCTCGGCGGCGATCTGGGCGTTCAGCTTGGTGGTGTCGGCCGACATCACGATCTGCCGGGCCATCTTGATCAGGCCGGCCAGCCGGGCCTGGAGCCGGATGACCGTGGCCTCGGCCGCGCTGCCGTCCGCGCCGAACCGCAGGGTGGTCAGCTTGTCGGACATCGCCTTGATCCGGGCCTGGAGCCCGGTGATGGCCGCGTTGATCTCCCGGGTGTTGGCCCCGAGGGTGACGGTCGGCTTAAGCCCGGCCAGGTCCTTGCGGATCTGGGCGTCGGCGAGCTGCCGGAACCCGGCGGTGCTCGGGCTGATGACGACGATCGCATCGCCGAGGACCCGGCCGGCCATCTAGAAGCTCCCGGTCAGCGAGTCGAGCCCGGTGGTCAGGAACGGGTACTTGTCGTGCATCTGCTCGGCCGGGTACTCCAGGAAGATGCCGGGCGAGCCGGGGGCGTTGGCCCCGCCGTACAGGTTGCCGGTGAGCGAGCCCTTGCCCAGGTGCGGCCGGATCAGCGCCTTGGTGTACCCAGGCGCGTGAGCGGTGGAGTTCCGGCCCGCGTATCCCCGGCTGCCCCGGGCCGGGTTCCGCACCGGGACGACGCTCCGGGCCACCCTGGCGACCTGGGCGGACAGCTCGTTCAGCAGCTTCGCGACCGGGCCGTCCACGGACTTCAGCAGGTCATCCAGGGCCGCCTGGTTCCAGATGATCTTGATGACCGCCATAACAGCTCCTCGTCCCGGGTCATCCAGCCGGGCACGCCGTCGTCGTCTCCCGGCTCCCCTGCGGGGACGTCGGAATCGAAGACGAGGCCGGTCGCCTCCTGGTGCTCCCGCAGCAATCTCAGTGCCTCCTCCGCCGGGTCCTCCGTCATCCCGAGCGCGATGTCCAGCTGCTCCAGCGCGGCGTCATCGCAGCCGTCCGACAGGATCGAGTACGCGACGTTGCAGACCTGCCGGAACGTCAGCGCCTCGATCCCTTGGCCCGTTTGCCGGAGGAGCGCCCCGTCGACCCGGCCGAGATGCCGCGCGGCCCAGTGCGCGAGCGTGAGGGCGGCTTTTGAGGGCGGCCGGCCATCAGCTCCATCGTCTTGGTGATGAGGTCCAGCAGGTCATCCGCGCTGGCCCGGGTCTCCATCGCGTGGTCCTCGAACGCGCGCCAGTCCCCCGGCTCGAAACCGGGGCAGGAGGTCTCGTCGCCGTCCTGGCACGCCTGGCATTCCCCGCAGGCCGGGGTGCCCGGGTAGATGCAGTCCCGGAGCATGGCGTACATCGCGGCCATGGCCTTCGGGTCCTGCACCGCGACGTCGGCGTACATCGAGAACTTCAGCAGCGGCATGGCGCCGATGGTGTCGGCGATCCGGAAGTCCTTGCCCAGGAACTCCACGGTCCGGTGCTTCGCGACGACCTCGCCCTCGACCGCAGGCTCGCCGCCGCCCTCGTCCTGCTCCAGGCCGGCTGCCTGAGCCTGCATGCTCGCCAGCTCGGCGTCCATGTCGGTGTCGATTCCCATGACGGTCCTCCTGCTCGGGCGTGCGGGTGTATCCGGCCGGGGCAGCACACCCGCTGGCCGCCCCGGCCGGGCTCAGGGTCAGGTACCGGGCAGGCCGACTGACGGGTACCGGGAGATGCGGGACGCCGCGTTCCAGGTCGACTTCAGCGAGACGGCCGAGGTCACGCCGCCGGCCACCGCGTAGTCGGGCAGGATCGTCCCGAAGAAATACTGAGGCACGGGGGTGATCTGGGTCCCGAGGTTCGACGGGTACAGGTAGAAGTTCCTGGGAAGCCCGTCTACCGCCGCGACGTAGGTCTGGGCGGTTGCGGTGTCGTAGAAGCCGGTGAAGTCGCCGCTAGCATCTGGCAGGCCAGCGACGTAAATCAGGTTTGTGTCCAACATCGCGGTCACATCAACCTTTGCGACCGTAAAGTTGATCGACCAGTCGGACAGGAATGCCATCGGGCTGGCCAGGTCGGCGGTGTTGACCCCGACATAGGCGACGCCGTTTCGGCCGTGGATACGAGACACGGATGCTCCCTGGTAATGGGGAAGGGAGCCGGCTCCATCCGAGCGCGCGAGGCGGCTACGGCCACGGCTATCTAAGACACCATCAGATTACGGGGCTAGTTGCGGAACAGGCGATATCCTGGGTGCAGAGGCCCGGCCCGTGCCGGGAGCCGCCTGCCCTGTCCACGGTGCAGGACAGCCGGCTCCTGTCAGCGAACGGCACGGTCCGGGCTCTGATGCGCGATGAGGAACGATGGCGACCCGTCCCCGGGTACGCGGGCTGGTACGAGATCAGCGACCTGGGCCGGGTCTACTCGCTGCCCCGCGCGGCCACGGCCGGGGGCCTGATCGCGATCCGGCGCAACACGCGCGGCTACAACGTGGTCGTGCTGTGCAAGTACGGGAAGCGCCGCACCGTCCCCGTCGCCCGGCTCGTCCTCGGCGCCTTCGCCGGCCCGCCTGACGGGCGCAGGGCCCGGCACGGCGCCAAGGGGCCGGCCGACGACAGCCTCGGGAACCTAGAATGGCGGTTATGACCGCAGAAGAATTCGAGCGAGCCTACGCCCGGCGATCAGGCATTACCGTGGAAGCCCTGCGGGCCACGGGACGGGTCGTGGTTGCCTGCGCCTGCGGGGGAGAAGGCTGCGAGGGCTGGGCGTCTATCCAGGCTGACGACGCTGGAGACTGGCTCAGGCTCCACGGGCCGGCGACAGCCCCGGGAACCTAGGATGGCGGCTATGGAAAACCAGTCCCTCGTGTTCCTCCCGGACGCCTGGGCCTCCCGCCGGCCGCACATCATCTACCCCGAGGGAACGTACTCGTACGAGATCGCCGGGATCGCCATCAGCCTGGATTACAGCATGCTCAGCCAGGCCTATGAGGGCATGGATGCAGCGGTCCAGGACCTGGCCCGGAAGCTGGCCCGGCTCCAGCAGGCCTTCCTGTCAGCGAGCGAGGTCAGGGTCTCGTGCCAGCTGCCGCCCCTGCCGCCGGGACTTCCCGCGCCCCGGGTATGATGGCTATCGGTTACCTTACGTTGATGCCCTTGCTGTCGTCCGGCTAGCAGGGGCATCATCGCGTCCGGGGTCAGGCGCCGGACGGGGGCGCGTCGGCCGTTACGTCGGCCTGAGCTTCGGCAGCCAGCGCGTTGGCAGCCGCCGTGGCCTGGGACAGCGCGTTGAGCGTGCCCTGGGACAGCACCCCCGCTGACTGCTCCGTCTGGAGCGCCTGGATCAGGTTCTGGAGGTTGCGGACAGCGGCCAGGGTGGCGGCCTCGCTAGCGGAGATCTGGGTTACTTCAGCGGCGACGGTGGCGTCTTCGGTCATCAGGATCTGTACCTTTCCTGCTATGTCATCGAGGGTCTCGGTGATTTCCGCCAGGGCCTGGGCTACCGCCGCGAAGCCAGCGGCCATGGTCGACTGGCGCGCGAAGTCATGCCGGATCTCGATCATGGGAGGCAGCAGTGGCTCGGACACGGGCCTCAGTCTCTCACAGCCGCTGCACCCTGGGTGTTACCATCACCCCGTAGTAAGAATGGCGGCTTGACTGCTCGTTCTTGTGTCGCGTGAAGCCCCCGTAGGAGCCGGCTCTGCCGAGAAGGCCCGGTGACCGCAAGGGGGCTTCGCGTTGCCTGGTCGGTCACAGCCTCTCTACTAGCTTCAGGAGCCGCCGAGCGTGATTGGCGAAGGTCCGGTCCTCGATCGCCTCCCGGGCCTGGGCGGCGCGCTTGTCCCGCAGCCCGTCCCGGGTCAGCCAGAACCGCAGCTTGTCCGAGGCGTCTTCCGGGCTGTCGAACGCCGGCAGGACCTGGCCGAAGACCTCATCGCTCTCCGGCCTCGGGTCCCGGAGGAAGAACAGCCCGCAGGCTGCGAGTTCTACCTCGCGCGGGCCCATCGCGACCCCCTGGATGGCGTTCTCCTCGGCTTCGCGGCGGTAGAAGTTGATGCCGACCTTCGCGTTCCGGTACAGCTCGGCGGTCTGCGGGTTGTCCACGCAGTCCGGGGCGCCCTGGATGGTCCCGACGAACGGGACGAGCGGCGAATCCGGCTCCAGCGACCCCCAGTCCGCCCCGCCGATCAGCGTGTCGATCCCGGTCAGGTCCATCGACTCGAAGAACGCCTTCCGGGACGCGAACGCCGACCCGATGAAGATGAAGTCGCTGGCCAGCTTCTCATCGCGGCGCCCGGTGCGCGGGTAGTGGATGTCCGGGCGGTAGCCGTGCGGCATGTACTCCGCCGGGCCGAGCGCCTGGAACTGGGGCAGGCTGGCCGGGTCGTTAACCAGGTTCAGGCTGGCGAACGCGCCGCGCATCACCTGCTCAGTGTCCTGGTACGGGCATTCCGTGTGCAGGATGACAACCTTGTACCCGCGCCGGCGCAGCAGCCGGAGCGTGACCGCGCTGGCGAAGAACGCGCTGATGAACAGGATGATGTCCGGGTCCATGTCGAGCACCATGTGGGACAGGCCCTGCATCGCGGCCAGCCACGCCTGCTCCCTTGTCATCGCCGACCGGACCAGCGGCAGGCCCTCCTCGTCCTTCTCGCCCGTGTCGATCAGGGCCATGTTGTAGAAGATGAGCCGGTCGTTCAGGTTGTACTCCATCACGTCGCAGCCCAGGCCCTCCAGGGCCTCCACCCAGCCGGCGTGAACGTCATGAACAGAGAAGCCAAGCTAAATCAGGTCCCGGATGCACTACCAGGATCTTCATTGGGCACCACCTCCTCGTTCCGACCGGTCGGAAGGACCGGGTGTTACTTCGGCCGGCTCCCACGGGCCGTGGTTGCTGCCGTGCTGGCGGCGGACCCGGACCGTGACGGTGCCGGTGCGCTCCTGCATGAAGGCGACGGCCTGGTCAGCCGCGTCCTGCGGGGAATTCCCGTTGATCTCCATAAGCCACATGACCTCGTACGTGGCCATAAGATCCCCGTCACGATGCACAGCGACCCGGGGATCCGGACCATGGCTGCGAGCATCGCGTCCTGGATCACGGATTGCGGGATCCCGAAGGCCGAGGCGATCTCGGAGGCGCTGACCCGCGTGGATTCCTCCAGTTCCGGGTCCGCTGGCGGAATCCCGGTCCAGGCGTCCGGGACTACGACGAGCCTCATCAGGTCAGGCCCTTGGCCGCGTACCAGGCCTTCAGGTCCTTCGCGGTGGCCTCGTTCTGGCCGATGTGCCGTTCCCCGGACCAGGCCAGGGTGCTCCGGTAGAGCGCGAGGTCGGCGTCATCCGGGCCGGGAACCGGGATGGGCGCGGGCACCGGGACGGGCACCGGGACGGGTGCGGGCGGGATGGCGGTGAGCGGCAGGGACACGGTGCCGTCGCCCTGCTCGGACAGCAGCCGGTCCAGGGTGGCGTAGGAGTAGGTGAAGCTGCCGGCCCTGCCCCAGCCGGTCCCCCAGGAGTTGTCCAGGAACACGAGCTGCCGGCCGGTGTCCTTGCCCCGGCACAGGTACTCGTGGCCGCCCCGGATGGCCGCGCTCGGGCTGATGGCGACCAGGCCGCTGCTGTCCGGGGCGTCCATCGAGTCGTACCAGTTGGACCCGATGCCGACCGGGTGGTCTTCCAGCGCGTCGAGCACGTCGGCCAGGGACAGGCAGTGCAGGTAACCGGAGATCAGCCCGAGGTTCATCGCGGCCTTGGCGGCTGACGGCCCGGAGGACCCGTTGTCGTTCGGCGGGAAGGGCCCGTCTCCGTCGATCGTCTCGGCCGCGCTGTAGAGCTTCAGCGCCAGGTTCTCGTCCAGGATCGGCGGCGAGGCCGGCAGCGCGCCGAAGCACGGGTCGCAGCCGAGCGCGCCGGTCTCCTCGTTCCCGGTGCAGCTCCCGACGTTGCCCTGGTCCAGGATCGGGATGTGCCGGGTCCAGAGCTGGCTGGTCAGCGTTCGGGCGGTCCGCTGCCACGGGTAGGCCAGGTTCCGGGAGTCCCAGTGGTAGTTCCGGCCGAGGTACATGCCGGGCAGGTGGTGCTGCTCGATCCGCTGTCGGTCTACGGTCCAGGTGTCCATTCAGATCACTCCCAGGGTCACGTCAACGCGGGCTCCGAAGTAGGTCACGCCGGAGTATTCGAGCCGCCCGTACTGGCCGGCGGAGACCGGCTCGGCCCAGTGCACGACCCCGCCGAGGCTCGGGTCGGCGGTGATGGCGTCGGGGATGGAGGCCGGGACGCTGATCGCGGTGCCGAGGCCGAGGTAGGCGTCCAGGGCGCGCTGGGTCTTCTCCACCGGGGCGGCGTCGGAGATGATGACCAGCACCAGCAGGGCCATGTCGGCGGTGCCGTCCATGGTCTTGCCGTAGGCCATCAGCGGGTTCCCGGGCAGAATCACGGCGCACGGCGGGTTCACCGAGTCGCGGGCCTGGCCGTCGACCCGCAGGCCGGTGAACTCGCTGATCTGCGCGGCCAGGGCGTTCCGGATCGAGGTCAGGTCAGCCACGGCTAGCCCCGTCCCGGCTGCTTGCCGACGTACAGGTGGTGGCGTTCCTGGAGGTGCCGGACGGTGAGCTGCTTGCGGTTGACATCCGGGTGGTGCTTCCAGCACAGGTGCCGGATGACGCCCTCGTCAGTGAACGCATGCCGGCCGAACCGCCAGCAGCGCTTTGTCTGGCAGTTGTTCCGCTTCCACTGCACGTAGGGGGCGGTGAGGACGGCGAACAGCAGGGTGATGTCGCCGGCGAACCCCGACCAGAATCCTGGCTAATCCATACCACTCGCCGGACACGTTGTCGCTGCCTGTCACGTGCAGGATCCAGGCCCAGATGTGGTGCATGGAAAAGATCACCCCCCCGGAATAGATAATGTTCAACGATCATTACGTTGTTATGACTAGCTCGTTTTCCGGGCGGCATCACACACCTGAATCCCGGCGCAAGATACAACTCGCCATACTGGCGCGGAAGGGTGTCCCCCAGGAAGCCCTTGACAAGCTCGCCGCTGATGTAGGACTGAAGTGGTGCTCCGGGTGCCAGGAGGTCCTTGATATCGAGTGCTTCACCACAGCTCCGAGCAAGCCTGACGGCCGCTGGCAATACTGTCGTGACTGCGATCGGGCGAAGAAGCTGGAATACAGCCGGACGCCGGCCGGCCGGGTAGGCCAGCGTCGGCGCCAGGTCCGGCACAAGTACGGCCTGGAGCCAGAAGACCTAGACGAGTTGCTCACCGAATATCCGGCTTGCGCCATCTGCCGGATGCCCTGGGATGAGGAAGTACGTCCGCGTATCGACCATTGCCACGTCACCAAGAAGAATGGCGGCCTGTTGTGCGATCGCTGCAACCTGGGCCTGGGCAGCTTTAGAGACGATGTGGTCAGGCTAGCGGCAGCCATCGAGTACGTGAAGAAACATCGAGGAATGGTGGCCCACACGAGAACTCCGGGTGCCCCTGGCCCGGAGCGCGGATCGTCCGGCTCGCTGCCTAGCTCAGGATAGCGGAGGCTACAGGTTCAGGCAGCGGACTCCGCCGGCCGACGCAGCGACCATGATCCGGACCAGCTCGAACGCCTCCAGGTCGTTGAACGCGCCGGTCTCGGTCCAGGCCCGGCGCCACTGGGCGTGCACGGCGGTCATGGCCCGGATCGCGCCGTCCATGTCGGCCGTGATGCCCTGCGACGCCCGCAGGATGGCCTCCAGATCCGGGCCGCTGTCCGGGTCCGGCTGCTCGCTCATCCCGCGCCGCCCGGCATCTCGCACCAGAAGATCCACCGGTTCCCGGTCAGGTGCTGCACGTAGCCGACATCCAGCTGCCGGGTCCAGCCCTGGACGCCGATCGTCAGCCGGGTGTGGCCGGGGACGTAACCCAGGGCCGGGTTCGGGTCGTTCCCGGTATCGATGACGATCGCCACCAGGCCGCCGTCATCATCATGGGTCATCAGCTCCATCTCGTCGGTGCAGAAGAACCCGCTGAAATCGCAGCTCGCGCCGGGCAGCGCGGTGACCACGCCGGCCTGGGCCAGGTACGAGGACGGGCCGGCCCACTCGTCCGGGAGGATCACGAGCCTGCCCACAAGGCCATCCATGCTTCCTCCGGTTCCCCTCGCAACGGCAGCACTGTATCCCAGGAAAGCATCCCGCCGGGCACGGTCACAACCGCGTGGTAGCCGAGCCCCGGGAGCTGGACGCCGTAGATGAGCCCGTCCAGCCGGACGCCCGGGTCCCAGGGATGGAAAGATTCCAGCCGGTGCCCGGCGAGCCCTTCCACGGCAACGAGCCCGAGCAGGTCAGCCAGGGCGGTGCTGCCGGACGATCTCAGGTGCAGCCGCCAGATGTCGTCCGCGCTGACCAGGATCCCGGTCTGGTATTCCAGCGAGGCGGCCACGGCCACGGCCGCGCACACCGGGAGGGAATGCAGCGGCACCTCACCGGTCCTGACGCCGGGCCTGCCCAGGGTGTCCGGTGCCTGGGGCTTCTTCCTCGCCACGGGCGCCTTGCCGGCCCGGCGGGACTTCTGCGCGGACCGGGCCTTGACCAGATTCTGCCGGGCCGCCTGTTTCTGCTTGGCGGTGCGCGGCTTATGCGCGGCCACGGCGCGGGCCTTCTTCAGGTTGGCCTTGTCGGCGGCCAGCTGCTTGGCGGTCAGGTGGTGCGGGTTGACCGGCTTGACCTTAGCCTGCGCGGTCATCGCCGGGCCTGGTACTGGCTGGCGGGGCCGGCTTCTGCAACAGAACGGTGGTTCTCACCGGCCCCGCCCGCCACGGTTCCCGGTCCCGCCGGCCTTCGGGATGACCACGGGAACCAGTGCGCTGCAAATCGCCGTGGTCAGCACATACATGTCAGACGCCTTCCTCCTGGGCCTGGTTGACACCGGTCTTGCCATGGACTATGCAGATGCCAGCCTCCTAAACTCCGACTTTCCTTCGGCCGTTTACGAACGGGCGCAGGTTCTCTACCAGCCACGGGTTGGTCTGGATCCGGACCACCCCGATGTCGGAGACCCCGGCAACCCCGAACGGCGCGTCCTTCATCCGGAACAGGTCGGCGGCCAGGATCCGGTTGGCCTCGGCGACCTGCCATGGCACGAATGTCCAGCCCCAGGTGGTGGCGATCTGCACCCGGTCCAGGTGCGTGTAGGGCCAGGTGAACGGGAACCACTTGCCGGTCTGGAGGACCTGGACCTGCCGGTACGGGCGGGGGATGCCGGAGGCGTTGACGTTGTAGCTCATCCGGCCGAGCTTCAGCATGTAATCGGTGTTCAGGGTCCAGGCCTGCTCGTAGATCCCGTCGCCGTCCTGGTCGACGTTCAGGGTGATGGTCGTGCCGGGCACGATGTCGTCCACGTCCAGCTGCCAGATGTTATCCGGCTGGTAGGTGCGGGTCTCGGTGACCCGGTTGAAGTGCCTGCCGCAGTATTCGTTGATCCACCCGGCCGAGGCCGCGATCGCGGTCTGCATGGAGCTGGAGTCGGCGGCGTCGGTGATGCCGAGCCGGTCGTTCATCTCCTCCAGCCCGACATACCAGAGCTGGCTGATGCTGGCCGGCAGGACCCGCCAGGTTCCCGGCTGGGCGTCGGAGGCCGCGCCGGTGCCGATCCACTCGAACCCCCACAGGCCGTCGGCTCCGGCCACGGACGGCGAGCACGCCACGGACAGGGTGTACTTGCCCGTGGCGACCTTGATGATGTCGGCCGGCAGCGCCCCGGCGTACGTGTGGATGGTGGCCGCGCCGGAGGGCTCGGTGATGATGCACGAGACCGTGGTCGGGTCGGTCGCGACGCTGCCGTTGGTGAAGGTGTTGGTGAGCAGCGCGATCTCGTTGAGATTATCGTAAAAAACCGTGGCGGTCATGAGGCTGCGCCTCCCGGGACCGGGACCGGGAGTACCGTCCCGTCGTCCATGACCAGGACGAACCCTGGCTGCCCCGGGCCTGGCAGCATGTCGGCGCCGTCGTGCACGGTGATGAAGCTGCTGCCGTCCGTGCTCAGGAAGACGTCGCCGTACAGGGCCTGCTGGAGGATCGTCTCGGCCAGGTAGCCCTCGCGCTGGGCCGGGTCAGTCAGGTCGAAGGTCTTGGCCACCGGAGGGCCTCCCGCTGATCCGCCCCGCACCCGCGCTCGCCTGGTGGCTGGCCTGGTCATAAGGATACGCCGGCGGTGCTCCGGGCAGGCTGGGTCACGGCCGGCTCCGACCCGGCCAGCTCGCTTACCGAGGGCGCGGTCCGCTCCGGCCTCGTCACCGCTGCGGCTGATCCGGCGGCCTCGGTCACGGTCCCGGCGGACCGCTCGGGCCGGGTCACTGACCACCCGGTGCTGAAACCTTTTATCTGCGGCGGGTGGGTGATCGCCGATCCGGTCAGTGACCCGGCGCCGGCCAGGGCGGCTCCCGCGCGCTGGGCCGGGGCGGCGGCCAGTGATCCGGCCGCGCCCAGGGTGGTGATGGCGAGCTGGCGGACCGCCGGGCCGATCGACCCGGTGCCGCCCAGGGGCGCGCTGCCGCCTCCGGTCACGGCGCCTGATCCGGTCAGTGATCCGGCGCCGCCCAGGCTGGCTGATCCGGCCGGGCCGCCTGATCCGGTCAGTGATCCGGCGCCGCCCAGCGCGGCGGAGGACCCCTGGATGACGGCCGAGGCGATCGACCCGGCGGCGGCCAGCGTGGCAGGGGCCTGCTGGAGGACGGCGGACGTGACCGACCCGGCGGCGGCCAGGGCTGTCGGCGCGGACAGGACGGCCGGGACGGCGATCGACCCGGCGCCGCCGAGGATGCTGCCCTGGCTGACGCCCCCTGAGATCAGCCCGGCGCCGCCCAGCGTGGTGACGGCCAGCTGGGTGATGGCGGACGTGACCGAGCCCGCGCCGCCCAGGACGGCAGAGGTGCCCTGGACGACGGCGGACGCGATCGACCCGGCGGCGGCCAGGGTCGCCGGGGCGGACAGGACGGACGGCGCTGAGAGCGATCCTGCGCCCGCGAGCACGGCCGGCGCCGCCAGGGACACGGCGGTGCCCAGCGAGCCCGCTCCGGCCAGCACGGCGGGCGAGAGCAGGGTTCCCGGGGCGGCGATCGACCCGGCCCCGCCGAGGCCGCTGCTCTGCCCGGTGGTCCCGGCGAGCGACCCGGCGCCGGACAGCGCGGCGGGGGCCAGCAGGACCAGGGCGGTGGCCAGCGACCCCGCGCCGCCCAGGGTGGTGCCGGCTCCCTGGAGTGCCGACGTCACCAGGGTGCCGGCACCGGACAGCGTAACAGGAACCTGCTGGACGGCGGCGGAGGCAATCGAGCCTGCGCCCGCCAGCGTGGCGCGGGCCTGCTGGGTG